TCTGTAAACGACTGCATCAGGGCGTAATCACACGGCGGGAAATCGGACCTAAACGCGGCGAGCTTTGCGGAGACTGGGGTGATGTCCATCAGGCGGGGATCGCTGACGCTTTGGACACGCCGTACGCGGTGAGCGTGTGAACCTGCCCGGTGTTGCCCGGCGTGGTCGCCGCCTCGACTATCGGACCTGCCGGAAACTCGCGTTGAAAGTCGACCAGGCCGGCGTCGCGTAGTTCCAGCAGCCGCGTACAAGCCTGGTTCGGCGAGATGGGAAGGCCGGCACCGTTGACGACGAGGCCGCGGGTCGACAGGTCGTAACCGGTGAGGCCCCGATCAGGCCACACCGCCCGCAACGCCAAAAGGATCTGCGCTTTCTGTGTGCCGGACTTGACGGTCGTCGCGGCGCGGTGGCTGGTTAGCGGGTGGGCGTCGGAGACGAGGCCGCCGGTCTGGTCCCACAGGGAAGGCTCAGGGAACGCAACCGTCGTCGAATCGTCGAGCGTGCGTGCTTCCATTAGTGCCCCCCTAGTTGGTTCGGTTCGTCCACCAGTCGGCCTTGCGACCTTACGTCAACTTTATGCACCGTGTTGACCGCCGTCGGGGATGGTCCGAAAACGTCGAAAAGACCCGCCGGGGAAAGCGGGTCTGTGCTGCGCGTTTGCCGACCGGTCAGCCGTTCGACGGGTGGTTCGCGATGAACTCCTCGAACGCTGCGTCCGAATTTAGAACGATGGTGATGCCGCCGGACGCCGGTTCTGGCCCCTTCCCGATCGTCATGGAAATGGTGCCGACCAGGGTGCCGACGGCGACGAGTAGGCCCGTGACCGCAGCGATCAACTTGGTCATCTTGGACATCGGCCAGCACCTCGGAGCTGCGTCGCCTACTTCACCAGCGACGGTGTGGACTTGTCACCGACCAGGCGTTGCGCCGCAAAACCCTTCAGGACGGCCAGCACCGCGGCGAGGCCGGAAACGGCTGCCGCCTGGGCGGTGCTGACGGACAGGTCGATGCCGGCCGTGTCAGCGAGCAGCAAAGCCGCGAACGACTGCACGAACGTCATCGCGCAGCGTTCCAGGAGGTCCAGGTAAGCCTTCATTCGTCGTCGCCTTTCGTCGTCGCGAGCTGCTGTTCCAGCTCGTCGAGCCGCTTCAGGATCATGGTTGTGCCGTTGAAAACCCAGGTCGCCAGACCCTCCAACTTCTCTTCCAACTCTGGTGTCATCTCGTCCTCCGTGTTTGTGCCGTCCGGGAACGGTCCCGGTAATGGTCCCTTTATGGTGCTGGCTTGATGGTGCCAAGGCTCCCCGGGCACGGTGGTGTGCAGGCCGCTGGAGCGTAGGTCGTCGTGGGCGTCGTCCCAGGACAGATTGCCGTGATGGGTCAAATCGACGGCGTACACGTAGCCGTCCTCCTGGGCCATGTGCCAGCTGCCGCGGAACGTGAACCCGCCGCGGGAGCCGATGATCCGGTCAGGCCAGGCGGCCATGTTAAAGCCGGCGCGTTTTTCTTTCCAGCCGTCGTACAGGTACTGCTGTGCGTCCAGTGTGCGTCCCGCGGACTCTATGCGTAGGAAGCCTCGGAGGCGCTCAGAGCGCCTGTACGCCCGGCTGAGGCGAAAAGCGAGCAAGGGTTCTAGTAGGTGGACCGCCTCGTCTCCGTCGTCGCGGTACTGCTCCAGGTAGGCGAGGTCGGCCTGGTAGTCGGGGTAGGTCACAGGGTGGGCGGCGGGTTCGCGGCCACCCAGGCGTCCCAGTCGGCGACCACCTCAGCGGTCCACGTCGCGGCGGCGACATCGACGACGCGTTGCGCCTGCCCGGACGTGTCGTCGCCGGGGTTCAGGACATGGCGGCTGAAGCTGCGCGCCAGCTCGACGCCGTCCTCGGATATCACCGTTGCGGTGCGAACCTGGACCTGGCCCATCTCTAGGACTTCGATCTTGTCGACCACGACCGTTTTCGTGATTGCCATCGTTACTCCTCTACCAAATAGGACATGTTGAGCCACAAGTTTTCGTTGCCGCCGAACCATTCCGCAGACGCGTCGTCATAGGTGCCCGTTCCGGTGTTGAAATCGCCGCGGACGTAAAACTTCGCTTCATTCGAGTACGGAAACGCGATGGCGTTGCGGGTGTCGCTCTCACCGCGAAACAAGTTGAAGGCTGAACCCGACTCTGTCGTCCAACTGGCGTTCTTGCACGTGAACGGCAGGCCGGTAACGCGCAGCTGACCGGTCGGGCTGGACACCGCCGAGACGATGACGCCGCCGCCCACCCAGCAGAGCTTCCCGATCTTCACATACGACATCGTGTTGTAGGACCCGTGGACGGTGATCGTCCCAGACGTCGAACACTCCAGGCCGACCACAAATGTCCCTTCTTCATAGTCGTCCAAAGTATTCGCGTTGGCACTGTTCAGGTTGTCGAGCTTCAGGCCGCCACCGGAGGTCGTCAACTGCAATGTCGTCCCGTCGTATGTGGCGCTCGATTCGGCGACGATCTCGCTGGCCGACGAATAGGTCCCGAGGCCGTTCGCAGTTGAACCGGACCATTCGATGCCGCCGCCGACCTCGACCCACGCCGACGCGTTGTAGACGTAAACCTTGTTGGTGTCCTTCAGGTATGACACCTGGCCTTCTGCCGGCGAGCTGATCGCCGACGAGCGCGCCGACGCGTCGTTGTGGACCGACACGACCTGGTCCATTAGATAATTTTGGACGTCGGCCGTGGCGGTCAGAATCGCGCCGGCGCTGAACGTCTTGTAACCGGAGGGTGCCATCGTTTCTCCTAAGGGGCGAGCTTGTTCTGGTCGAGCAGGCCGTCGATTTCGGAATCCAGAATGAAGAACTGTGATGCGCCGCTGCCGCTCGTCGTGACGCGCATCGTCCAATCGCCGGGCGTGATGTCGTGTCGGACGCCTTCACAGCGGACGACTTCCAACAGGTCGATACCGCCGCCGGCCGGTCGGAACCGCACCGAAAAGCCGTCCCAAACACCCATTTTGACGACCTTCTCGGCTTGCGCCTCTGTCATCGAGCGCGGTTTGCATTCCATAGCCGAGATGCGAAGCACAGGCGTCGAATGCAGGGCGACGAAGTTGGTGCACGCTTCCAGCACGTCGGCGTCGTTCAGGTTCAACAGGTTACGCCGGACAATGGTTCTGATGCCGTACGCCGGCTGGCCGATCACATTCTCATCGTAGGTTTTGTCGGTGCCGGTCGACCCGGCGTAAATGCCCCTTGTGTAGAGCAGCTCAGATCCAAACTGCGTCACAATCGACGTGAAGGGCGGCGTGGCGGTCGTGGTCGACGACCCGCCGAACGTCAAACCGGTCGCCGACGACGACGCAAAGCGTTTCTTGTACGTCAGGACGTTGCCGCGGTTCGCCGCTGTCGCCGCCGCTGCCGCCGGGATGCCATGCCGGCAGTAGATGGCGCCGTCCTCGGACTGGGCGAGGCGCGCCAGGTACGTCGACGTTTGCAGCCGGGCGACCGTTTCGGCGGCCATCGTGATCGACGACGTGTCCACCGCCCGATCCAACGGCGACGACTCGTCCGGGTAATCGACCTGGGCGTTGTCCAGGATCGCGGTGAACCGGGCCGACCCGACCTGCTCAGCGAACGTCGCGTTGCCGGTCACGCCGTTGATGTTGTCGACCAGTTCGGTGCGAGCCAGCTTCGACAGGCCGTCGGACGCCTTCACGATCAGAACACTTTGGGTCTTGTCGGGGAAATGAACGTCGATGTCGTCGCACAGGCCGCGGAACAGGGGCGTCGAATTGCTCGCCGAATTGAAATTCACCCCGACGCGGACTTCGGCGTTGATCCACTGGGCGTCCGAATAGGTGCCGCCGCCGAGCGGGGTGTATTTCGCGTCGTCGTTGTTGAGTGAGATATGGCACGTTCCAGCTGTGAACGTGTCGAGGACACGCTGACGGCCAACGTCGATTTTGATAGCGCGAACGTCCGAAGTTACGTCCCGCAGCGACGCGCCGAGGATGATCTGAACAGAAAACGTAGGCGAAGCCATCGGCTAGGTAGCTGCCTGCTGCCAATGCGGCGGCAAAGGCCCGTTCAAGTCGACATGGCCGCCTAACGCGTCGACGACCTCCTGGCCTGTGACCCCGGTGATGTCGAAATGGTTGTTGTTGATAGTCGTCCCGCCGAGCAGGTTCTGGGCGCCTGCTGTCCCCAGCCACTCCATGATCTCGGCATCGGTCGGTAGTGCGACGGGTCCAGGGACCATCGGCCCGGCCGGTGGGACGACGGGTCCAGGAGGGACGACGGGTCCAGGGACCATCGGCCCGGCCGGTGGGACGACGGGTCCAGGAGGGACGACGGGTCCAGGGATATCCGGACCGGCCGGTGGGATGATCGGCGCATCGACGATCGGCACATCGACGATCGGCACATCGACGAACGGTGAAGGGATATCCGGACCGGCCGGTGGGATGATCGGCGCATCGACGATCGGCACATCGACGAACGGTGAAGGGACCATCGGACCGGCCGGTGGGATGAACGGTGGGTCAGGTGTCAAACCGGGGGCCGGGATCATCGGACCGGGTGTACCGTAGAACACCTCAAAGGCGGCGCGGCCGGCTGCCTCCCAGTCGCCGCGGTCCCAATCCGGGTTCAGCGAACCCAGCTCGTTTTGGATAACAGCGCCCAGAGCGTTCAGACGCAGGTCAGCGATCGCATCGTCCAGGTTGTTTTGGATCTTGCCGCCCAGGTCGAGCTGGTCCAACACCTGACCGAAAACAAAACCCGCCGGGCTGGCAATCGCCCCGAACAGCGCCAGGGCAAACCCGGCCGTACCCTTCACGAAACCGTTTTGGACAGCCTGACCGGCGAGGACTGCGCCCTGCTCCCACGACGGATCCTCGAAGAAATCTGACACAGCCGGCATCACGACCTCGACGAGGTGTGTGACGAGCGCCGTGAACGCCGGCAGGAGCGCCGTACCGATCTGTATTTGCAGTTCCACCCACTGGCCGGCGAGCCGTTTCGACACGTTCGTCGCCGAATCCGCGGTGCGGGCGAAGTCGCCCATCGCTGTCTCGCCCTTTTCTAGGATGAGGGCGTAAGCGGCCTGCGATTTGATCGCCGGGGTAAGAGCCTCCTTCGTGTTCTTGATGATGCCCATCGACAGGGCTTTATTTTTGATCGTGGCGGCGTCGAGGAGGATGCCGAGTTTGCGGAGCGGTTCGGCTTCGCCAATCAGGCCGGCCCGCAGCGCGGTAAGGGCCGTTTCGACCGAAACGTCGTGCAGGGACGACAGGTCACCAGCCAGGCCGGTGAGGGTCGTAGCCATCGACGCGGAGACTTCCTGCGACATGCCCATCGCTTCGCCGAGGCTGGCGAACACGCCTGTGGCTTGCAGCGCGGCCAGGTTCGTGACACCGAACGACTCCAGCGACGTATCGGCGAACGCTTCGACCGCTTTCGACGACTCGCCCAGGAGCAACTGGTTTTTGCTTAGGGCCTCCTCCATCGCTGCGGCCTGGTCGATCATCGGTTTGAGGGCCATCGCCGCGCCGATTGCGGTGCCAGCGATGGCACCGAACCCGATGCCGGCCATGCGCGTGGCGCGCATCAGCTTGTCGGACATCAGCTGTGAGCCTTTGGAAACCCGCTTGAACGACTTTTGCAGGTTCTTGTCGCGGCCGACGAAGTTGACGGTGAGGGTCCGGGTTGGGGATGCCATTACCTCGCCACCTTTCTGAGAACCTTCTCGATGTTGTCGGTGTATTCCTTTTTGATGAACCCGTGGAGCTTGTGGATCGTCGGGAACAGGACATAACCGCCGCGACGCCGGATCGGGAACTGGTGGGTCGTCTTGCTGAAACGGCCGCCGAACTCTGCGCCCATGACGAACTCGCCGGCCGACGGTCGGTTCCTACGCCTCGACACCGCCGCTTTTCGGGCGCCGCCGATCTTGACTTTCGGAACGGTGCCCTGGACGGCCCGCAGCGACGGGACGATCGTTTCGTACTGCTGCGCCGACCAGATAACGCGGGCCTTCTTCTTCATTTCGACGACGACTTTGTCGGCGATGGCCTTATTGCCCTGCTTTATCGCCTTTTTCGTTTCAGCCGGCGCGAACCGCAGCTCGCGCAGGAACTCGTCCAGGCCGAACATCTCGATCCCGACCATCGTCCGGTTCCCAGAGGTCCGCGTAGCCATTAGCGCCGCTGCCTCGCTTTCTCCGTTTCGTCAGCCTGGTACTCCAACACCCGATACACGGCGTTCAGCACCTCCGGTGGGCACTCGATGAGCTGCATCGGGCCGATGCCTGTACGGACGGCGAGAGCCGCGATTTGCACCGTCAAGCTTGACCACCCAAAGGGCTTTCATCATCCTCGTCGCCGACCGCCTCTATGTCCTCCAGCTGGTCTAGCCACGCGTCGAACGGTTTGACGGCCGGCCCGTTGCCGGACTGGGCTTCCTGCCATGCGGCCCGGTGGGCCAGCCACGCGAGGTGTTCGACCCGGATTTCGGCCATCGCTGCGCCGATTCCTAAGCCCCAGTGTCGCTCAAATGCGACTATGGCGGCCGGTCCGGCGACCAGGGTTCGCTCGGCGCCGTCGTGGACGACGCGAAGCGTGATCTTCATGCTGTTTTTCATGTTGCCCCTCTGTTCGGGTTAGGACGTTGCGCGGGTGATGGCGCCTGTGA